CGCCTCAAAAGAAGACATTGCACGACAACCCTAGAGTTGACGTGTGGTGGAACGCTTGCGAGGCGGTACTTGGGAGCCGGGGTGCCATCCGTCCTAAGGGACGTGGGGCCACCCGGCAGGTACTCCCTCGCAGCACGCGGCAGCGTGCTGCGTTCCTATCTGTATCCCTTCCTTCTGCAGCCCACACCAAGCTTTTAAGCTTGGTGTGGGAGGCCCTCCTCGGTGTGGCAGCCGCCTACCGCCCTCTCCCAGTCTGGGGCAGTCGCTTTGGTAACAAACGTTGTTTGGAACTCCAGCGACTTGCCTTATGGCTGGTGAGGACGGTGGACGGTCAGGGGATCGGGGCGACGATAGCTTGGTTGAAGTCGGCGGCCAGCGGCGCGCGTAACACTTGTGTTACCGGCGCGGCCTTGCTTCCTTCCACAAGGTTCCTTGTGCGGAGGATTCTGATTGGCGATACTCGCCTCGAATCTCTCGACCAGCTTTCGTTCCTGTCCCGATCCCTGCCTGAAGGCGACTCTGTCGTAGAGTCGAGGACGTTGGTGGCTCACAGAGCCAACATGACGACCACCTTCAGGACTGCACCGAACCTGATCTCTAACCTCCGTGGGTTTGCCATGGCGTTCGCGCTACGGCACCTTCGAAAGGAGGACTTGCGCGAAGAGGTGGTACCCACCCCCTCTGCAAGTCTCGACTCCTCTCGTCGGGATGGAGGTTGCCGAGAAGAAGTCCGTCGCATGTTCATGCGATGGCTTATCGAGTGTCCCACGGATGTGGTACCACACGATGCCTGGAACCAGGCAATCTTCTCGTCCGAATGGCTAGACCCCGCTGAGGTCTATGGCCTTCGAAGAGCTCAGGCAACGTCACACGTTGCTCGTGCGGCCGCTTATAAAACGGCGGCTGCCGAGACCCTGGAACACCGTGTTCTTACGGTTCCGGAACGCGGCTGGAAGCGCAGAGTTGTCTCTGCCCCTCCCGCCTTCGCCACTGTTGCTGGTACAGTTTTAAACCGTGCCATGCTACGCGGCGTACGTCGTTACGGACCGTGCGCGATGTTCCTCCGTGGTGATCGGAAAGGTGCGGTCGAACAGGCTGTATCCAACTCTCAAGTTGGGTGCCGTTTTGTCTCGACCGATCTAACCGCTGCCACGGATCGACTTCCTCTCGATTTAGTTCGAGCGGTCGTCGACGGGTTGTGTGACGGTTGGAGTGGCCTACCACCGGTCTGGGCAGAAGCCCTGTACGCCCTCACGGGTGTTCAGAGCCTCCGCTACCCTTGGGGGCAGACGGTTCAATCCGAATCAGGTGTGTTGATGGGACTTGGGCCTTCGTGGCCCATCATGTCCATCATCCACGCCTGGTGGGTTGAACTGGCTGCCTCCAGGGTCGGGATCCCCCGCTCAGTCGCCCGACGTACCACCGCAATTGGTGGAGACGATTTATTGGGCGCCTGGCCCCCGAGGTTGGAGGAGTCATACCGCAGTCTCGTTCTCGAGACAAATGGTAAGCCTTCTAAAGGCAAAGACTTCTCCAGCGACACCTCTGGGAACTTCACCGAAATGACCTTTTGGGTCGTCGGTGAAGCGGATGGGACCCCGCAGATCCGGTGGTCAGCAGCCATCCCCACCAAGGGGCTCGTAGGTACTAGCATCGATGAACTCGGTGCTGCCTATGAGTCCCTTGGTTCTGAACCTGGTCGGTGTTTGCGTGGGCGGCGTGTGCTTAAAGCACTCCGCCCCCACGCCTGGCGCGTCTGCCGTGAGGCAGGCGTGTCAGTGAACGCCCCCCGCC